GGCGACTGTGGCCACCGTGCGAGACTGATCGCATCCCCGGCAGCCATCGCCACCGGGGACAGGCTACTGCTCTTTCTGCGAGTTGTTTGTTCACTCCTGCCTCCTCAAATAGTCGATCTGAAACTGGATGTAGCGTGCTGCCTTCTCAAGATCTTCAATGGCGCTGTCGCTCTTCTTTCCTGCTCGGAGGACATACTTGATGACGTTTCCAAGAGAAAAGTTTAGGTCATAAGCCTCGATGATTTTGATGGCTTCGTATTTTGAACTTCCGTCCTCATCTAATACGCCACTCTGATAATGGCTTGGGTGATTTACTACTTCTTTCATTGTTTTAAAACCTCTGGCTTATATAACTTTAATATATTCAGTGCGTACTCTACCTTATCTTCTACCCTCTGGCCAGATGGCTGTGAGGTATTCCAAAGTTCAAGGTTGCCTATCCTATTATCTTGGCGATTTCCATTGATGTGGTGAACGTTTTCTCCATCCACTAGGGGTCGGCCAATATGTTCGCTCATTACTTTTCTATGCTCTCTGACATAGCCATTCTTGTCGGAGTTTGGATGTTCTGGGTCAAAAACCAAAACATAACCATTTATCAGTCTTTTCCCGCCGTTCCAGTTATGGTGGGCTGGGCCAGAGCGATGTGGCCTAGGCTCTGCGGCCAAACACCCACAGGACTTTTGTTTTCCTGCTCGGAGGGTTCCTGCCATCACATATGCTGTGTTGCCACATTCACAAAGACATTCCCACTTATTATCTTCTCTCAACGAAACAGCGGTCAAGCGACCAAACTTTTGCCCTTCTATGTTTATGCGCCTGCTTTTAGACACAAAAGAATCCTTCTTACACCCACAAGATTTAGAAGCCTTCTTTTTGAGATGGTCTTTTCTTACTTCTTTTCTTGTGCCACAAGCACACTCACACTCGTAGTATGACGGCCTAGTTCCTTTCTCTAGTACAGTCCAGTAACCTATTGTTTCACCAATCATTTTACTCTCCTATACTAAATAGTTCCAAAGAAACTAAAGAGCACTTATAGTTTGTTAGTTGCCACGATAAAATGGTCAACTTTCTCTTTCATAACGGTCTCCAATGATTTTACTAAAATTCTCTTTCAAGAAGTCGTTGTCCTCGCCACCGTAATAGTTTGGGTGGTTGACAGTGTGGCCTTTATTGGTGGTTATTGTATTCTTCATTTAAACAATATAACACACCGTCAGCCACTGTCAAGGAGTTCCTTACTCTCCTTTCGAATCTTCAACTAACAACTCATCAAGCCTTCTTCTGTAATCTTTTGCAAGTCCCCTGTGGTGCCATCTAGATTTTGGTGTCCGACTCTCCTGCAGGGACTTTCCAACGTGGTAATTTATTTTCTTGACAAGCTCATCGACTCTCTCATCGTCTGGTAGCTCATCTTTCGCAAGACTGATTCTTCTTCCGCCATCTGCGGGCTTCGCTCCCTCATATTCATCATCAAAAAACGGAATATAAAACTTTCGTCCCTTGACCAAGGAATAATAGTCTTCTCTCTCTTGAGCCTTTGCTCCTCCAAGGCTTACGTCTCGTACTCGCTCGCCGCTATCTCTCGGTGACGGATCACTGGTCTCAATATATTCAAATCGGAAAAATGGCTCTCCAACGTCTTCTGACATTTTCTTGCCCCAAATCACTGATTCTTGGTCGAACTCTTTCCCAATGTCAACAGCATCTTGGCGAGTCATGTTTGGGATAATAAATGAGTTTTCTGGTCCACCAAACTTGCCTTGGATAGGAATAAAACCATAGTTTAGAGACTGAAGCTTCTGGGCAAGCTTTGCGTTCGCCTCTCTATTGAACTCTGGGGGGGCCTGTTGTCCATTAGGGTTTTCTGCTGTTAATATTGCCATCATTTCAATTGTAGGGACTAAGCCCAACATCATCTGCCTAACACGAGAAAACCCTGACTCGTTCAAAAAACTCTGACCATTTTCTGTAATATTCCTTTGTGGAGATTCCAGCAAAGGAAATCTAGTTTTCTCCTCAAGTTGCTCTTGGATAAGGTTTCTTAACATCTTCTCAAAGTTCATAACTTTATTCTCCTTCTAGTAGCGTACAAACTATAAAGTTTTCTTTCACTAAATAGTAAGTTTCCTCCTTAAATACAAATTCTTGCATCACAGAAGTAGGAAAAACAATAATTTGTCCTTTTGAAAAAGTTGTTGTTGATGGTTCCTTAACCTTTGCAAAAGTGAACTCACTTCTTACTTCTTGAAAATCATCTGGTAAGAGAACCTTGAAAGTCTGCTCTTCAATTGCATCTTTTTCTAGCATTTCTACAACGATGTGTCCGTTTAAGCCAAGTGCATTCATTCTAATCTCCAATATATTTATAAATAATCTTTTCGTTCAATTCATACTCTTCCTTCTCCAGAAAGGCAGAGCATAAACGACTACACTTTCTGCAGCGAAAACGAACTGCCACATGTTGAAATGTTGCCTCAACATGGCTGGTTGGCACATAATAATGCTCTCCACCCTCTGAGCACTTATGTTTCTGCTCCCAACGGGGGAGAAGGTGGTTAAACTTCATAATGAACCTCGTGAATAAAAGCCTCTAACTTGTAGCGAGGGATGCGGGCAAGGGCGGCCACTTCTTCCCAAGTTAGAGAGCCCCTATTGGCTCCCCAGTCTCCTTCCCTCACCTCGATTCCAAGAGCAGAACACCTAAACTTTACTTGGTTTGGCCATTTGCCACTAGAAAACTCTGCCGGCTTTTGCCTCATTCCTCACCTCACTCTTTTAATATAGTCCAAGTGAGGTGAGGAGTCAAGTGTTATTTTTTATCAAACGAGGTCGCAGGATCCGCCCGAACAAGCAACCTCTCCTGATAGGTCAGTATTGTCTTCTACTTCTATAACATTGGTAAGATCAACCCCGACAAGACTATTCATAAGTGCATTATAGGTTTCCTCATCGCAATCTTCAAATGGAGCCTGCTTATAGCTATGGTCAGAGTGAGGCAAGACAGAAAGACCATTATAGTGCTTGCGGTTCTCCCACATCCACTCTCCAACCGGAGCCCACTCTTCATCACGGATGGTTACAGTAGCACTCACGTTGTGCGTGTTTTGGCCCTTCCTGTGGCCCGTGCGAACCCACTCACTACTTACCCTCTTGACTCGCTCAAGCATCTCTAGGGCGCTCTCAGAGCGTGTGATGGCACCTTCTGGTGCCTTCTGTGGCGCTGAGATAACCGCTGTGTCATGTGGACGGAAATATTCATCTTCTACTAGCTCTGGGTGAAACTCCGCAAGATAGTTATAAATTGCCTCGTTCTTGCCAACTCTAATACGTCGGATATAATAGTCGTTATGCCAAGCATGGATACCAGAGGAAGTTCCAAGAGTTAGAGAGGTTGTGCCTGCTGGCTTGACGCAAGTTGTGCGTGCTGCTGGCTTGATACCAAGAAGCTCTGCAACACGAGCATTCTCCTGCTTTACAACTTCTGCTGCAGCTTCCATGTCTAGCTCTAGGACTTTGCCTGAAGCAATGCCAGTCATTGAGACGCCAATAAGGGCGTCCTTTTCGGTGTTTCGCTGCCAAACTGGACGAAGATAGTGGAAATCTGTATAACTAGCCTGCAACGTTCCAATAAACGCGGCTGCTCTTACACGATCCTCATAGTCCTGTTGGTCCTCTACATTAGAGACATTGACCTCGGTTAGATTACAGAACTGGTAGGGACGAAGTGCGATCTCGCAGCAAGGGTTAGTTCCCCAATCCTTATCGTAAGTAAAGTAAAAGCCCGGCTCGCCAGCACCAGATGCTTTGACTCGATCCCACAGATCCATAAAGAATTCCTTTGTGACCTTGTGGCGCATAAGAACGACGGAGTTATTGGCTCGGCCTCGCTGTGGGTTTGTCTCCCACCAGTTACCAGACTTAGCGGCAATCATTTCGTCGTCGTCTGCAGAGAAAAGGGAGATAAGAGCAGCACGACGAATACCACCTGCCAATACTGCATCTGCAATGTGGCAAACAATATCATGAACTTCAATAGGGGTTAGCTTTTCACCATTCTGCTTTCTATCAAGAATGCCCTCAACCTTAACAAGACACTCACGGAGAGGCTGTGGACCCGGTGCCTTTCCTCCAGATGTTACTAGTCTGCTTCCTTTGGGCCTAATGTCCGAGAAATCGAAACGGATCTTGGATGTGCCGTTAAAATAAGAAAGAATAAGAATCTTTACAGCATCGGCCCAGCCCTCAATAGAATCACCAATAAGATAGCGTCGGGTTCTACCTAGATTAGGCTTATTAATCTCTGGAAGCTTCTCTACATGGTGAGTTTGTACAGAAAACCCAACACCTGTACCGCCAAGAAGAAGGAACATAGCCTCTGAAAAAGCACGAACATCGTCAATTGGCATGTATGCGCAGTTGAAAACACGGTTTGGAGCAACCTCAATGGGCTTTCCACCAAACTGCATAGAACGCATAGAAGGTAGAACCTTCTTGTCATAGACAAACTCATAAGCTGCGTTTATTTCTTCTTCAAGCGCAGGATATTTCTTTACATGCATAGCCTTGTTTCGATCTACGATCTCCGAAAAGGTCTCACGACGATAAAGATCGTCTCTATACTTACCATACTTCATGTGTACAGTGATATCTGACAAAATTTCTGCTGCTAAATTCATTGTTGCTTCCCCTTGTACTTTTTATACTTCTCTTTCAAGCTTTCTGCTTGTGTTTTCATATTAAGCTCTAGTTCTTCTCTTGAAACTTGAGGTAGAACTTTAATCTTTACGTTGCTAGTATCCATAAAGACTGGATAGATCAAGCCATCAGGACCATTTCTATTTTTGGCAATAAACATACGTCCCGTATTCGCTACCTTATCTTCAGCTGTCCTAGAAACAGAGAAAATAAAATCGGAAACAAAACATTTGTTAAACGCCTCTGAGATGGCCTCCATCGTAATCACTTCAGCATTAAGGCCGCTTCGGTTTGTTTGAGATGCCGTCCAAATAGGGCACTCAAACTCTTGGGCAAGACCTCTCAGCTGTTCGTAAATAGTCTCTAGCTCATGTCTTTTCTCCCTCAAACCAGAAATAGGCCTCAACAAATCAGCATAATCAACAATAATCATATCAGGCTGGATGCCCCTATTACGAAGCTTCTCAACATGCGCCCTTAGTGTATTTGTGGAGGCTGACTTTGTTGGGTATTCTTTGATAATAAGGGTTCCATCCAAATCAGTTACCTTTTCATAGATCATCTCCTTAAAGGAGAAAATATCATTCAAGGAAACACCTGTGAGGCAACTATCATATCGTGTGCCGATAACAGTCTCCGAAAGCTCTAGCGTATAATGCAAGACAGTTTTACCTGACTTAACAGCTTGTGTACCAAGATGCACGAGTACCATCGATTTACCTGCTCCAGTGGGAGCGATAACAACCCCAAGCTCTCCTTTACCTAGGCCATTCTTACAAATAGCATCGATTTCCTTCCAGCCTGTAGAAATTGGGTTTCTTGCTCTAATTTGAAAGCGCTTTTCGAAATCCTTAAGATAATCATAACCGAAATCATTAGAAGCGCCGAGCTTCAAAGCGTCGTTAATTACCTTAGAGATTTCATCAAATGAAGCTGTCTGAAGTAAGCCAACAGAATGTAGCATTGCTTCCTTAAGCTTTTGCTTCCTGCAAAAATCAAGAGAAGTTGACTTAACGTATTCAGTGCCCTCTGCTTCCGCATCAAAGATTCTTGCGAAAAAATCCCTGATTTGCTTTTGAACAGCTTCATTTTCATTATCAAGTTCTGTTCTCAAGATTGTCATCATGATCTTCGCAGTCGGATGAACTCCAAACTTTTCACGATATTCATAAATTTTCTTAACAAAAACTTGAAGGTACTTGAGTTCTAGAAAATTTAAGTCCAGAACTTCTGAAATTTGATCGGCAAAAGGTCTGTCAAGCAAGATAAGCTGACACAAGCTCTCTTGAAATGTCTTGCCAAAGCGCCCAAAGTCAGCTTTATCTGACATGATTATCCCCCCATTTTAAGTGTAGCAATTATATCGCCCTAGACTGGCTGCGTCAAACGATTTTATCTGTAACGACGCGCTTAAAGAAAGCGAAGAGTTCACTACAATCCCAAACACCAAAACCATCATGAATCATCATAGTTTTCGTGCCAGTCTGGTTAAATTCTGGAACAAAATTATCAAGAGCATAACGTATCTTCATCTTCCCTTGCGGAGAAATTGAAGGAGAATAAAGCTGCATCAAGCGATAATTTTCAGCTATCAAGCTGTGGCCTTCCAGAATACTTTCAAAAAACTTTAAACTACTTTCTGTAGACTCGCAAAAATCAATAATATCTTTAACGAGATAAGACTTTTCTTCTGACAAAAACTCGAATCTTTTAGCTACAGTCGCAAGACCTACACCCTTAATTCCTGACAGATTGTCTGACTTGTCGCCAACCATAGCTCTAGCAAGAGCAAAGTTGTTTGGGTGAATCCTATACTCATCCAAAAGCGTTTTACGATTTATAAGCTGTTTTTGGATTGGACGATAAATAATAGTTTCCGAGTCACAAAGTTGAAAAAAGTCTTTATCACTTGATACAATTATTTTTTGCCAGCCTTTATACTTATGATCTTGAACAACATAAGAAATAATATCATCTGCTTCAACAGCTTCTAAAACAAGCTGAATAACGGGCATATTGTTTAGGTATTCGATCAACCTTTCTTGTTGCCAAAGTTTATTTTGATGCTCTTCGCTCTCTGACATGAAGCGAATATCTCTATTCAATCTAATTGGTGAACGACCTTCTTTATAGTTCTTATTTTTAGACTTCCTCCTGCGAGAACCACCTGCTCCGTCCCAACAAATAACAACTTGATCAGGAGACATTTCTCTTATAAGTTTTTGCAAGATTTTAAGAAAGCCTTTAACTCCACCGATGGGATGGCCATTGGTGGATAAAGAAGGATCTACTATGTATGCCCTAAAATACATATTTAGGGCATCTATAACTAGTAGTCTTTTAGCTTTCTTGGCTGTCATCGCCGTCCTCGTCTACGCTGTAGAAAGACTTTGCATCTCCTTCACGAGTATCAAATTTCTGGATAACTTCTCGATCCATAATCTCCAATACTCGGTTCTTGAACTTATCATTTTCAAGAGCTTCCGTCCAGCGCGAAGGTTGAAACTTCTCCTCTGTTCCATCTTCGTAGACAAGAGTGTACCACGAACCAGACCTATCTAGATGATCCTTGATAGCCTCAAACCAAGACTCTTCATCTTGGACTCCGATTTCATCGCCCCAAAGAATCTTAAAAGTACACTGGCGACCCTGAGTGCCAAACCTTGACTTTTCAAGCTTAACTTTTACCTCGGAGCCAATCCTAAAGCCCTTTTCGTCTACTACAAAGCTAGCCTTTGCCTTTCTTCCAGTGAGCCAAATTCTAAGAGAATAAGCATAGATCATCGCCTTGCCACCGGGAGTAACTAGCGGTGTTGTCAA